CTCCAGAAGTTCCGCTACCTGCACCAGCACCAGCTCCAGGATTGGGAGCTTTAGTAGGATCTGCTGCAATTTGTGAATTTACAGAATCAATAGATTGAGATACTAAATTTTTTATTTGATCTGTTTGCGTTGGGCTACTTGCAATAACACTATTTAAATTAACTTCGTTAATAACATATTTTTTATTTATGTCATCCCAAGAAATTAAACTGTAAAAAGGTATTTGATTGGTAACGGTTGACCCAGAACCAAACAAGCTAGTGTATTTAGACAATACATCGGGAGTGCCTATGGACAACAAAGTTCTTAACTGAGTTTCAGGATCGTTTGCTGTAGCAGCGCCACCCGCTGTACCGCCTGTTGCTCCACCTGCTCCACCAGCTTTAGCAGCCACATCTTTAGCCATTTGATCTGCAACCGCTTTATCTTGAGCTGCTTTGGCTGCTGCTGCATCTGCCGTTGCTTTGGCTTGCGCATCATTTGCTGCTTGAGCATCGGCTTGTGCTTTAGCTGCTGCTTGAGCATCGGAGGCAGCTTTTACTTTAGCATCCGCAGCGGTTTTAGCATCCGCTGCTGCTTGGGCATCTGCTAACGCTTTGGCTTGCGCATCTGCTGCTATTTTTGCTTGAGCCTCGGCATCGGCTTTAGCTTTTAAATCTGCTGTTGCTTGAGCATCTTTTGATGCTTGCGCTGCATCTGCCATTGATTTATCGGCTGCTACTTTGGCATCGGCTGCTGCCTTTGCATCAGCATCAGCTTTAGCTTGAGCTGCTTGAGCTGCATCTGCTGCCGCTTTGTCGGCTGCCGCTTTGTCGGCTGCTGCTTGTTGGTCAGCCTTGAGTTTTGCTGCTGCTGCATCTTGAGCTGCCTTAACATCACCTTGAGCCGTAGCTACAGCTCCAGTGTAATTAGTATAAGTAGAGTTATAGCTACTAATATTAGATTGCAACGATGCTGTATCAGCTTTGTATTTAGTTACTTGAGTGGTGTAGTCTGCTTTGGTGCTATTAACAGCATTTACTAGATCGGTTGCTAATTGCCTTTGTTTTGCAGAAGCAGCTCCTAAACCGCTTCTTAAAAGCAGAGTTGCATTAGTCATATATGTGTTGTATTTAGAATTGTAATTATTTACAGCGTTTGTATATGATGAGTACGAATTATTAACACTTGATTGATCTGTAATAATTTGTTTTGCTTGAGCTTGAATTTGTGATTGTTGAGTTAACAATGCGTTAGACATTGTTTGAATCTGATTTGACAAATCTTGTGGCAATATGTCCTGAAAATTAGGAAGCTGTGCTTGAACTTCTTGAATTTTAGGTACGCTAGTTGAAAAAGTTTGCTCTAAAGCAGCTTCTTGCGCTTGATACTGTTCAGGCGTAATGCCACCACTAGGACCGTATGTAGGATCAATATTTACTTGGCTAGGATCAAGAGAAGCCGTTACATAACCGCCACTTGGATCATACGATCCAAACCCAAAATCATCTTCCATAATTCACCTCTTTGTGCAATGCAAAAACCCGATTTTTTTTGGCGGTGGGGAACATTTAATAAAGCCCTAAAGTTGCAGCAATTTGCTGATGAATTGAATAATGAGTGCCTAACCAATCGTAAAAATCGTTCTCTTTATTGAAATCTACATCCAACATATTGAATGGATTGCTTAAATTTAATGCACTAGCAATGGCTTGATGCTCTACTTGATGAGCCAATAACCAGTCATCTAGGTTGTCAATATTGGCATCTGTAATGGGGAATTTAGGGTAAGAATAGCCTGTATCAGCCAATGTTTCCCAAAAAAGGTAGTGTTGCACCCCATTTTCAAACAAAAACTCTCCTAGTGATTCAGGATCACCAAATTTAACAATGGAGAGGGTTTCCATATTCAAGATTTGTCAGCCTTAGTATCTAATTTAGCTTCAATTCGATCTAACTTTAAAAATATTGCTGATGCCATCTTGTCTAATTCATCTCGTTTAGCGTAACTTCCCGCTACCAACACCTCAATTGTTCCGACCTTCTCAGCTAAGATCGTATCGGCTATTCTGAGATCACGCAAACTGTCCCACATGACTTTCATAAGCCATCCCGCCACTAAATACAAAGCACCGATAATGACATTAAATAAAAGTTGATTAGTTTCCATGTTATGCGTTGTAGTAAGGGATCTTCACGAGTACGCCATTTAGATCAAAGTTAATATAACCAGCAGGAATAAGCTGCATCGTTGCTGATGTGTAAGTTACATTTGAAGCGGTGTTAGCAGTAAGGTTAACAGTGGTTACATTGATTGTACCGCCAGTAATTGCCACATTACTAGAGCTTTGAAACGCCATGTTTCCAAGACCACTAACCGCAAGAGTGACATTGGCTCTATTTCCAGCCGTATCATTAGCAGTAGTAATAGTGATATTTGCACCAGGTAAAAAGTTAATAGCTGGTTGCGATGCAACAAAAATGCCATTGTTTTGAACGGTTACATTTTGGTTAACGCTATTGGCTAGTGCATTTAAAGTTACGCTACCTGTTAATGCGCCACCGCCAGTAAGACCTGTACCCGCAACAACGGATACTGTATTGGGTACCGCTCCTGATACTTGAGCTACTGCAATAGCAATTGCCACATTGGTTGCTGATGTAGCCCTGCCTTTAGCATCAAAAACGACTTGAGGAGTAACACTAGCGTTGCCGTAAGTGCCCGCAACAACACCGCTAGTATTTAAAGTTGGGTTTGGATAGCTACCCGTTAGATCTCCACCCGCTGTACCGCCTGGAGTGATCCCTGTAATGGTGACATTGGAAGCCGAAGTAATGCGACCTTTAGAATCTACCGCAATTTGTGGTGAAACCGTTGCGCTACCATAAGTTCCCGCAGCTACCCCAGAAGTGTTTAAAGTGGGACTAGGATATGTTCCTGTAAGGTCACCTCCAGCAGTTCCACCTGGAGTAGTTCCAGAAATAGTGACATTTGAGGCGCTACTTAGCCTTCCTTGAGCATCTACAGTAAACACCCCGTTAACGGTGGCATTTCCATAAGTACCCGCAGTTACCGAAGTATTGTTTAGGCTAATAGTGCCTGTGGTGGTAATTGGACCACCCGTTAAGCCTGTGCCTGTAGATACATTGGTAACCGATCCGTTACCTGTGCCTGGGGTGAATCCTAAAGCGGTAGTGACATCAGCACTAGAAAGGGTGACATTTCCTGTACGAGTATTAAAGGCAGTAACGCCAGAATTAGTTAAGGTGACATTGGCAGTTAATCTGCCACCGCCAGTAAGACCTGTCCCCGCAAGGACATAAACCGTATTAGGGGTTGCACCAACATCATTGGCTGTTAAAACAACTGTTCCTGTTTGTCCGTTAACAGATGTTACGGCATCAGTGTTATCTACTTTTTCCCAAACTGATCCGTCAAATACTGCCCAATCACCAACATTCCAAGAGGTAATGCCGTTTAAATTAGTGCTTCCTGCAACAGAAACAATATAGTAAAAACCCTTAGTTCCGACAGAGCTTTGTAAAAACGGAATGTTTGAGTTGGCATCCCAAGTGCTTTGGTATGTTAACGATCCCGCAAAGTTGCCAGAAACCTTGAGCATTACATTCCATCGCCAGGAACAATATACAAAGTTGCGCTATTGGCAGCAGTAATTGCTGTAAACCAAGCTCCTGGGTTAAATGTCAAAATTTCATCTGTATTGGGTAATACATACAAGGTAGTAGTGCTGTTACCTGCTCCAGCAGTAGGAATAACGCAGTTTGTCTGAGCCAAAGCCTGTGTCTGTGCATACGATAAAAAGCACCCTTGAGTTGTGGATGAGTTAATAATTCGGTATTGCATACTGCTACCTGAACTTGAGGTAGCTTGTATGGCACTTGGATAAGAAGTAGCAGCCGTTAAAACAACGGTGTTACCAGATGGTGTAAAAGCGTTGATTCCCATAACTACTCCTTATTGAACGGATGCTTCTTCTGGTGGTGGCACTTGTGGATCTGCTTGCTCTTTAATCTTGGCTAACAATGTCCAAGCACCTGTTTTGGTTGGCAATTCGCCTAAAGTTTGCAAAATGTAATTTACATCGTTAATTTCTAGTTCTAGCTTAATCATCATGCGCTCCAAGGTAATCCGCTTAACTGTACTGGATTCTGCTGTGATTCAATCTGAGCAGTAAGGCTTGCTTCTACTGTGTCCTTGCCTAATGCGTCTTGCACCCATCCAATGACTTCTTCTTTGGTCAAATCAGCGTAAGGGATATACGCTTTATCTTCTTGTGTGTAGCCTACTGTGCCGTAAGTTGAAGCGTTATAGTCACCATCCACAGCGTTTACTGTGTAATGAACAGTAACCACAAAACCGTCAGAAGTAAGTCTGTCCATCTGTACTACATTCCATGTAAACATTATTTAACTCCTAATTGTGTTTCTAATGCAGTTACTTTTGCGTTGAGTTCTTGAATTGCTTTGACTAAAGTTGGTATTAAAGTTTCGTGGTTAATGTTTTTATATTCAATACCATCTTGGCCAGCTTTAGTTAAACTTACACACTCAGGAAATACTGTTTCAAATTCTTGAGCAATAAAACCAGCAACATTTTTCTTATCTTGACCTTTTCCGTCTTTCCAATCAAACCTTCTAGGTTTTAATGCCATGATTGAATTAAGCCCAGTATCAATATCTTTAATGTTTTCTTTTAATCTTTGGTCAGAAATAGCAGAAATTACAATAGATGTTGCAAAAATAGTTCCACCATAACCAACATAAAAACGATAAGCAGCAGCACCTGTTGAATACATTTCTAAAGTTGTTGCTGCGTTTGTAGTTGCAGAGCCAACCATACTTAATTGCGGATATGTTGCAGACGGAATAACTTTAAATCCTATTCCTGATTGGCTGTTTGAAGTTGTAGAACCAACCAACAAATTACCACTAGAGTCAATACGCATCCGTTCTGCTACTGAACCGCCTGTTGCTGTGTAAAATGCCAACCTTCCTACAGCATTGGTTGTTGAAGAGCCATCAGTAAATACAATCATTCCACCTGCTAATTGACTGCCCGATGCTCCAGTTGTTTTACCAAAAAATTGAGCAACAGCAGAATCAGAATCAGTAGAATCTGTTTGACCCATAAAGATACCGCTACCACCACTTGTACCAACAGAAAGTAGTTTGTATGTGCCACCAATGTTTGTTGCATTAGGAGTAACACCAATACCTACATTACCACCACTAGGGTTTATTAAAAAGTCTTGGTATGCTGTTCCAACTTTAGTTGCTTGTATAAAACCTTTGTCTGTTGAAGTGTTGTAACCTAAGAAAACTCTTTGGTTTGAGTTAGTTGCTCCAACAACAGTAATTTGTGCTTTATCGTTTGTATAGCCAGTTTCATCTGCTGCAACAGATAACCTAGATACTGGACTACTAGTACCAATACCCACATTAGTTCCATTAACAGAAAATACAGAAGCGTTGCTAGTTGCGTTTCCAGTAGATGTAGAGTAAATAACAGCATTAGCAGCAAAGCCAGTCAAAATTGCTGTGGTATTTACAGTTCCGCTAGTAATAGTGACATTGTTTAATGTGACATTACCAAGGGTGGTAACAGTATTTCCTAGACCAACGGTGGTATTCCCAATGGTTACTGGCGTATTAAAGTCAGCATCTAGGTTAGTTAACGGTATGCTCGTTGTAGCATTACCAAAAATATACGGAACTCCAGCCATTTTAGAACCTCACTCTCAATTCATGTTCAAATTCAAATGTATTAACTACAAATCCAGCCGAATTGGAAGTTTGAGTTAATCCTAAATATTTACCCCATTGCTGGGCATCGCTCTTGTACAGTGAATAGCCTGTACCACCTATCCAAGATATTACTGTAGAACTGTTGTTTTTCCAAGGTATAGTGTTGCTAGAACTGTTGTACCAAGTGACATAATTGCCTAATGAATAAGGCGCACTAGAACCCTGTTCAGAATCCACCGTTACTAACAATTCAACTCCAGAAGTTACCGTTGCTTCAATAGCAAATTTTAATGCTTGCTTGGTGCGAATTGGATCGCTCATTGGATTTAATGCAGTTTGAATACGACTTGTAATTGGCGATGTTGCATCAGCGTATAGCTTATACAGTCCCCTATCTCTAACTCCGTACATAGAGATAATTCCACCTACTGGTACTGAAGTGGTGTACTTTAAGTTCTCTCCTTGATTGGTTAAGAACCATTTTTTTTCAAAGAAAACAGCTTGGATGTACCGATAAGACTTGGTAAATTGATCATCGTAGTACCTAAAATTAAAGGCAGCGCACAAAATATTGTTTAGTAAAACCTGACCAGCAGTAGTTTCTTCGGTCAAAAAATCAATATTTTCAAATATTCCATCCAAAGAATCGGACAATTTGCTAGTTGTAGAACCTACTAAAGCGTAAACGCCATAGTTGTTCATAAACAAAATGGATCGAAAGTAAGGAAAGATAGCATACGCTAACTTAGACCCTACCGATGCGCTCACATTAGTATTAGTAAATATAGTATTACCAGTAGAAGTAACCCTAACATCCGAAAACACATTGATGGAATCATCCCCAAAAATATACAAAAAGTTATTAGCAGAAATGATTTGCTGTATGTTTCCATGTAATGTTCCGTCTGTGATGATGAAATTACCCGCTGAAACGCTTGTAAAGTCCGTATAAGACCCCGCAGCACTGTAGTACACAGTACGCCCTTGGGCAATCCAAACACGACCTGAAAAGCTCGATATTCCAATATTTTTCTCGGTATTAACAAAAGCCTGTAAAACAGCTCCTGATCCACCTCCGCCAGATACCGTAGCGGTAATATTGGCAGAATTGGTGTAACCACTTCCTGGGTTAGTCATTACTACATTAGTAATGGTATTCCCGAATACGATTGGCGTTCCTTGCGCTCCAGATCCTCCACCGCCACTAATTGTGACAATGGTATTGGCAGCATTGGTATATCCGCTACCGCCTGAAATCACATTGACATAAGCTGTGCCAGTAGCAAAAGTAGAGATACCCGCAACGGCAGTAGCTCCTGATCCGCCACCACCACTGAAAGTTACAGTCAAGTTTGCTGAATTAGTATAGCCAGAACCACCGTTAACAAGGCTGACATAAGACACGCTATTGCCACCAGTAACTAAGGTAGCTGTAGCATTGGCTTGTTGACCTCCAGTCTGGTCAGGTCCTGAAATAACTACGGTAGGAGCTGATGTGTAGGCTGAACCTGCGTTGGTAATTCCAATTTCGCCTACAGAACCAATAGTAATAACAGAGTTGCCATCCCAAGCAAAATATCCTTTATTAGGGTCCAGGATCAACATTTGACTGTTGTACCATTGAGTAGCGTTTATTCCAATATTAGAAAAAGTACCCGCAACGGCTACATTACCTTTAGTTTGATTTCTAATGTCAAAATATTCAGCAGATCCATTTTCTAAAAAAGCTACGATGTAATCTGAAATGTTTAAATTTGCATTTGTTAAATAAATAACATCATCTGACCAAGTTACTGCTACATTTGTAGCATTGGTAACTGCGGTGCTATTAGAAACAATTTTGATGTTGCCTGAACCAATAGGCTGTGCGTTTTCAATCCAAGAAAACTCATTTTCATCAATTGCGGTACGGTTAGCCTTGGTGTTAAGACCTTTAAAAGCCTTAACGACTTGATACGATTTTTTCTGTTCGGCAGCAGCCATTTTTAGTATGGACTACTGTAGGCGCTAGGAATCCTGCGGGTAAATGTGCTGTTAAGCACAGATGCACCCTGCTTGCTGTATTCCTGCTTATAAATTTCCGCTTCCCCGTAACTTTGTTCGTAATACTTGGCTAAATACGCTGCGTAAAACTTGACCATTGTGTTGTATGGATCATTGATAGTGTCTGTAGTGTTTGGCGTATTTAATGACAATGGATTAGGCAATACTATGCAATCAATCTCAATTTGATAGATTTGATCTGGTACTGGACCTAAATAAATTTGCCCTTGACCATAAATGCTAAAGGCTAAAGGTCTGCCAATGTAGTTTTGCCAAAAACGCAATCGAGCATTAAAGTCTGTCCAGGCAAGATAATCCATCGGTACACGAGTGTTACCCCAATACAGATTGATATTGATAATGTCTAGAACTGTGTTGCCAGAGCTTGGTGACAATGGGGATGATCCCATTAATTGTGTCAAAGCTGCGTAGCTAATATTTTCACAATTACCCACATAAGTTAACTCTGCTGTGCCATCTGCAAAAGGAGCTGTTGGAGGGTAATTAGTGTAATTGTTTGTATTGTTGGCTGGATAAGGAGGTGCAGTAGAACCTGAAGTTCCAGCGGTAGTGTATTGATAAATAAATATATTTGAAAATACAAAGCTGTTTAAAGTAACGGCTGTGTTTGCTACCCAAGCAGTGGGATTGGTTGGCGTTACTCCACCAATGGTGGCTGTGGGTGCGACTTGGCATGGAGTTTGCGTAACAACAATTTCACGCAAGCATCCAGTATCTCTGACAGCTCTTTCTCTGGCAGAGTTAATATAATCGGTTAACTGCGAATCGCTATAAAAGTTTCCGTTAGCATCGTGCAGTAACCTACGGACTTCGGTAATGTAGGTGTTGAGTGTTGCCACTTGTTATTTTCCATAAGTCATGCTACAGCTTGAAGGACTTTTCCCCCGCCCTTCCTAGAGGTTGGGAGGGGTACTCTTTCCACCAACGGGGATAACGATTGGTTCTTGCTTGGTGGTTGATTGGAGATTTCCCACTGAGATAAAAGCTCCATGCCTTTTTCTAAGTCATTTTGGGAAATAATCCACCCTAACCTTGCCAAATAAGGCTCTTTGTTGTCATCTCCATAACCAAAAATGTGACGAGCTACATCTTCAGGAATCTCTACAGTTTCATCTTTAGGGAAACTATAGAACACTCCCGCAAAGCCATCTTTTAGCTTTTTGTCAGAACGATTGGTTACAAAGATATTTGACATTTAGAAACTCACTACATCGCCATAAACTGCAAAATTAACAGTGTTTGAATTGCCTGAAGCAGTGTTTACATTAACAAACAAGACCTGGGCAGTAGATCCACTAATAGCTGTATTAGCACTATAAGGAGCTGCTATTGCTAAATCTTGGTAACGACCTGCTGATACTAAATTGCTTAATACCACATTAGCAACAACGGCATTAGAAATATTGCCGTCATTGCTTGTAGTAATTGAAATATTAGCAAGTGATACATTGCCACTAGGATTGTTAGCAACAATTCTGCGAATAATAACGCTTCCAGAATTGTTTGCTGATCCACCATTTGTTAAGCCACCACTAAGTAAAGGCATTTCAACGCTAGTAACTGCTCCATTACCAGTAGTATTTAGCAATTGCGATACCACAATACCAACACGAGCATTGCCAAAACTATCTAAGTAAAAAGATCCTATTGCATTGGGATTAGCCATTACTTTTCTCCTTAAGTATTAAAAGTGCCAGCTACAGGAGAACCACCATTTACAGTCACAAGTTGCACTGTAGCGTTAGTAGTTGCCAATAATTGCACATTCACACCATCAGAAATTACCATGCCACCTGAATTAACTGGATACACATTTGACCATGTAGCCACATTAGAAGTGGAGTTGTAACTTGTAACAGTCTGAATGACCACATTGGATGTATTAACTATTAGATAAGTTCCAGCAGGTACTACATTTCCAAGGGTGGTTGCAGCGATGTTTGAAGCGTTTTGAAAATACGAACTTGGCGTATTTGCATAAGTACCTGCAATGAGGATTTTATTTAAACCGAGTGCCATGACTAATTCTCCTTAGATTGAAATAGAGTTATAGCCAGATACTCTGGTCATTGACTTAGGCTTGGTGCTTACTAATTCAGCAATCATCAAGACAGCGCCAACATAACCAATCTGCCAGTTAGGTAGAGTGGACTCAAATCCAGTAAATACAAACGAACCTTGATCGTGAATATACAAGCTCAAGTAGTTTGAGTTAATGAAATATACAGTACCTTCTGGGCAGTATGGGTCTGGATAGATTGGAACACCAGCTACCATCAAAGCTCTAAATGCAGCTTGAGGACCGTTGCTATCACCATCAAAACCATGTCCTGGCGTAATTACATATTGCTCTTGACCAACATAATCTTGTGCCAAAAGTGTCCATGTACCAAATCCGCAAACGCCAAAAGTTGGAACTTCAGCGCCATTCTTAACAGTACCTGAAATGTACTGGAGAATGTTTTGACGAGTTGGGTTTACTGAGCCTGCGTTGTAAACCTTAGACTTCCACCATGTATAGGTAGTACGGTTGATGTTACCGTAGGTAGTCATGTTTGTACCATCATCAATAGCGCCTGGCAAGCCAATGAACTGTTGAGTGTTGGTGTAGTTGTTGTACAAGGCAGTAGCCATTGCATCCATCATTACATTGGTCGCATCGTTCATGCGTGCTTCGATCAATGGAATAATGGCGTAATCTTGCTGTACTGCACCTTCCATACCTAGGAACGGTACTGGAGCAATCATTAGCTTCAGATTAAATTCAGCATTGAAAGCACCCTGCTGTACTGAAGGCTGGTTAAAAGAACCAGAATAATCAGACCACTGAGCGTTAACAAACTGCGCACCTTGTACTGGTACGGTTACTTGGGATACACCGCCTGAAGCCTGTTGACTATTTGCAATCAACGCAGCCATCAATGGTGTGCTGTTATAAAGCTGTACTACCAGCTTGGGGATAAACGCTCTACGAGTTACATAAGTAAGCTCATTGTATTGGCTTGATCCTGATGCTGGGACTATTCCGCCACCTATTGGCATAATAATTCTCCGTTAAAAGTAAATATCCCCATTTACTGCTGTTTAAATACCTATTGGTCTTGTGTTTTTACGCAAGTCCTTTAGTGCTTGTGCTGCTTCATCTCTTGCACCCATTTGTGGGTTTTTCCAATACTTAGAAAGGTCAAACTTATTCAAGGCACTAGAGCTATAACCCATTGCTGAATTAGGTGTTGGTTCTGCTGCTTGGCGCATCCAATCAAAATACTCTGCTGCTGTTTCGTGATTGGTCATGCCTTTATCAAGCATGAGTTTTTCGATTTCTTCAATTTCTTTGGTAGGGCGATTTAATCTTGCTCTACGCTTATTGAGTTCTTCTACGGCATCACGCTCACGCATTTTTGCTTCCAAATTCATTACCCGTGTTTCGGCTGCGGATACTTTAGTATTTGTAAAGTCCTCAATGTCGAGTTCAGGAATGGACATTTCAGGCTTAACCTGTTTTGTCATGCGTAAAAATTGTTTTCTTGTAGCAGGATTATCAGCTAATTGGCGAGCCAACATAGCTAATTCATCACGCTGTTCTAGTGAAAGATCTTCTAAACTCATCTTCTATCCCCTTATTCGTTAGATGACTTTTTTGGTATCGCCTGGCTTAGACATAGACATCATGTTCTTGTAGCCAGCTTTAGGTGCAGATGTTAAGCCACCAAACTCTGAATAGCGTGGAGTATTGATA